CGGTAGTTACATCATATTTTTCTTCAGGGATTGTTACATAATGATCTTCAAAAAGACTTCTCATTCCAGTCAGGAATGATTCGGTCATTTCTGCCTTGAGACCTTGCTCAATTGCGAGTTGATTTTCAGAAATCCACTCTTCGGCAACATACTCAAGGTATGCATCAACTCTACTAGTTAGTTCTTCCTTAATAACGGAAACTTCTTCTTCGAGAGTTGTTTCGTATTGTGCCTTCAGTTCTTCTTGAACTTCGGCAACTTTTGTTTTGATAGCAGCTTCAAAAATGGTACGTGCTTTCTCTTGGAAGTCCTCGGAAAGTTCTTCACCGGCAAGCAGTGCTTCAACATCTTCTTCGATGTTATATTCTGCTTCTGGTGCTTGCTCTTCTTCGGATACAACTTCTTCTTCAGAAGTTTCTTCTTCGGAGACTACATCTTCGGCCGATGCAGTGGTCTCTTCTTCTTCGACTACTTCACCTGCAACTTCCTCTTCTTCCTTCATACCCTTAGGCATGGGATCAGCAGGTTTAGCACCCCTATTCACAATGTCTTTGACAGTTGCGATTTTGGGTTCTGCGAGTTTAGCAGAGTTGTCGTCTACTTTATAGTTTTCTGGAGTAGGGCCACCGAGATCTTCGTAACTGCCAGTTTGACCAGGGGTCGAAACACCAGAAGCATTGCTTCCGGATTTTGGCATTACCTCAGATGCAGCAGCTCCTTTAGTTACTACGTTTTCCATTTCTTGTAAATTGCTACCAACGGACATTTGATTGTATTAGATTTTTATACTAATATATTTATTTATAATTTAAAGATTTGATAAGAATTCGTTGAACAAGTTTAACTTATGTTCTTCGAGAACTTTTTGGTCAACAAGAGTGTTAATTCTCTTCTGAGTTCTTTCTGCGAGTTGCTCACGAAGAATTCCTCCTTCCCAAACCCACTCTTTTCCTTCCATAATTCCTGATACAAATGCATCGGGTGCAGAAGGATCGGCAACGATATCAGCAGCAGTTGCTAACATGAAATCTTCACCAACAACTTTTATACCACCACGGTCTTCTTTTAATGAACCAACACCACGAGAAGAAACTCCAAGCATCACACCTTCATCTAAAAGTGAAGATGCAATTTTACCCATAGGAGTATTAAGGATTTGTGCCTTACCCCTGAAATTACTACCCTCTTGAGTGAGTGAAGTAATCTTATGTGAAACACGGTCAAGATTTACTGTAGGTCCATCAGGATGACCAAGTTCTCCAAGAGCACGTCCCTTTTGGACGAATGCCTCATTATATCTTTTTACTTCACGAGAAAGAGTCTCCATAGGATACATTCTTTTATTACGATTTTCGAGGTCTGCTTGAAGGAAAACTCCTTCAATATAAAGTTTCTTATTAGAACCTTTACCTTCGGTAATAATCTTTACGTTTGAAATTTCTTCGGTGATGAGTTTCATTTGTATTAACCTGTAAATCCTACTTTTGATCCCAATACACCAGCATTTGCGGCAAACACACACTGAGTTGGATTTTTCTCAAGATATTCAACTGCACCTGTTGGTAAAGTAAAAGAACCAACCACGTCTCCACTTTGAGTTTCTACAACAGTTACTAAATGGTTGGAAGTATGAGTATTTACTAAACGAACAACAGTTGCTTGAGTAAAACTAGTTGCGGCACCAGTTGTTGTGGGCAGAGCTGCCTCCGCACCTTTACATAAAGTTCTTGCCATTACTCTTCCCCTTCGGAATTATCTTGCTGGTCATCAAACATGGATGCGCCAACTGTTGGACGAATAGTATTAATACGTTCTGCTGCTTTTGCATACAAAACATCTTTAATTCTGTCACTAATATCAGATGCCGACGAATCGGATCCGACTAAATTTACAATTTCTTCCATGAAAATTTAATATATGTATATTTTATATTTATATCTCGGCAGCTTTACCGTCTACTTCAGTCATGCCACCATCTACTTCAGGTTCCATCGGAACATCACCCATCATTCCCTGCTCACCTTCTTGTGGTAATGGTTCTCCAGTTATTGGATCCATTGCACTTGGATCGGGAATAATTCCATCTTTGATTTCTTGTTCAATTTGCTCATCCATTTCAACCATCTCTCCATCAGTCTGACGAAGAACTTTACTACGAACCCAATGAGTTGAATAATACTTACCAATATAAGGTTCAATAGTTGCAAGAACACCAAGTCTCTCATTCAACATCTCAGTTTCTTTCAGTTCTGCAAACTGATTATCATACAAGAAATCATATTGAATATGATCACTAATTCTATCCCAGTCTTCTACTGAAACAATGTTCTTAAGAATGAGTTGTGTCTTCAACATATCATTGAACATTTGAGCAAATCTCTTTCTCAAACGACCAACAAACTTAGCAAACTTAAGTTCATCTCTTAAAATCTCTGAAGAACGACCAAGGTTAAAACCACCATCGGCAGCAATTCTAGATTCTGGAACTCCAAGTGCTCTATAAAGTTTCTTTTGGAAATACTCAATATCAGCAAGTTCTCCTAAGTTTTGTCCACCAGGAAGAGTTGTAATCTCAGTTCCTCTACCTCCTTCTCTTCTGGGAAGCCAGAAATCTTCCATCATACTCATAAATTTACGATCATCACGAACTTCACCCGTATTTGCATCATATACAAGTTTGTTACGATAACGATTCATAACATCACGAAGATATTGTTCTGCCTTTACCTTAGGAAGATTACCAACATCAATGTAAAAAATACGACGTTCTGGTGCTCTTGATAATCTATAGATGACCAAAGAATCCTCAATCATTCTAAGTTGATTGAGTGCCTTGATTGCTTTGTGGAGATAAGAAAGAATATTTCCTTTGTTTCTATCTACAAGACCTGAAGTGCAGTATGTAATTGCATCTTTTGCAATTTTAGTTCCCTTATTTCCACCACCACCAGTTAAGTTTCCTGTCGGATATTGAGGTTTTGGAGTGTAAACAAAATACTCTTCAATTTCTGGAGCAATACCATTTTTCTGTTCATCACGACCAGCAATATTTGGTCCAATAACATTCTTATCTTGCTTCTTTTCTTGACGGACAAACCGCATCTTCATTGGATCAATGTACCTCAGCTCTTTAATTCCTTCCTGAGGATTTTTGAGATCAATTACCTTATGATAGTAAAGTCTTCCATCAACATACCAATTTCTAAAAATTTCGTGTGACTTCTTATCAAAATCTAGAATTTCTTTAATATACTTAAATTCTTGTCTGATTGCTTTCTTTAAATTATCCGTGGCATTTAAATTAGACAATTCAATTTCAATTGGAGAATCATAAAGATCACTCACAATTGCTTCATTTACAACATCTTCGATAGCACCATCCGCTTCTGGATGTAGTGACATCTCTCTGTATCTTTTGATTAAATCAAATTCTGTTCTATATTGTCCTTCAATATCTACATATGAACCATAAAATCCACTGCTAATATAGTTATCAACCCCATCCTCGTTATTCACGGGGACAGGGGAAACTACAGATTTGGATTTCTTTTCTGTATCATCAATAGAAAAACCAAAAAGTTTTGCCATATTATAAACTAACTTAGACTACTATTTTATTATTTAGGAGATATCTTCACCACCAGATTGTAGAGTGGTTCCTTTAAATGCTTCCCAATAATGGACTTGCATTTCTACGGTAAACTCTTGAATGGTATCAGTTGTCTCATAACTTAGGTCAATTGTAGAAATATTAGTCGGGAAAACATCCTTGAAAGTATACTTTCTAAGCACTCCACCAGCACGATCAAGTTGATGTACTTTAGCATCTACTTGATAAAGTGCAGGATCTGTTTCACCAGTTCCATTATCAAGTTTATTGATGAAGTTCATCCACTTCTCAAACGCAGATCTGATATTGAATGAAGTATCATTCATTACAGTAATAGTCCACGTTTCGAATGTTCTATCACCTGCAATTTTCAGGATTCTTCCTCTAAAAGGAATATCAATCGGTGCTACTGTTGAAGAAGGTAGTGCTGCTGCTTTTACTAAAAATCTAGCATTGTCAAGAACTTCATTTTCATCCTGAAGATTCACACCTGAAGGGAACGCTAATTCCACTTCAAATAGATTGGGTCTTGCACCACCACCCTTTAATTTACTTTTAAAATCACTAATAGTTCTTAGTGGTAAAGTATTTACTTGTTGACGAGCCATTGTTTCTTAAACCTCTAGATTAAACGTTACCGATTACTTCATC